CAATCCCTGGACACTGATAACTGCTGGAACGATTATGGGTTCCGACAGTTCTGGGATGAGGTGGAACTGCTGCTGAATGACCACCCAGAGCTCCCTGTAGACCCTGAGAGCGGTTGGGTGTTGGAGGAGATTCTGGCAGCGTATCAGTGGGAGAACAGTGCAGAAGAGGCAGTGGATGCCATCGCGGACGGATACGACCCGACACCCGACACCGCCTACGACTTCTTCCACTGAATTTAAGGTTTGGGCGGTTGACCCCGCCCCTCCTGTGCTACCATTAACTCAAGTTCAACCAAACGAACCATGCTCACTGGCACCGCTCTCCTGAACACCTGGAACGCAATGCGCGAACAGGGTAAAAAACCCTCTGAGATTGCCATCGCTTGTGGTTACTCAACAGAAGAAGGATCCAACACTAAGATCCACTTTACGGATTTCTACACTGAGTTGTTGAAATCTAAGGGCACGATTTCCGATGATAACGAAGCGGAGACAATTGAGGCAGAGGATAGTGACTATCAGGAGCAAATTAATGAACTCCTGGAAGATTATCCTGCCGATGCAATCCGCGCTTTTATTGAACTTTATGGGGAGGATGATTTGGATCGTTTCACTGATTCCTATCAGGGTGAAATGTCAGGCGCTGAGTTTGCTGAGCAGTTGGTTTCTGACTGCTACTGTCTGGATCTGCCTGGATTCGTAGAGGTGGACTGGCAGGAGACTTGGGAGAATCTGGAGCGCCATGACTACAGCGAACAGGACGGGTTCATCTTTTCGGAGTGCTGGTAGGTAACGGATTGTTAAAAAAAGGGGAACCATCCACGGTTCCCTCTCTCCTGTCCCTATACTAAGTTCAGTTCACACAAACGAACCATGTTCACCTCTCTCACCAACCGCAGGTCCTTCGGCGCTACGTATCAGTGGGCGATCCTGTCGGTGCTGCCGATGGATAATGGCACAGGATGCGAGGCACAGGATGGGATGCGCCCGACCGACATCAACGCCGCTCTGGGGTTGCCTAACGAAGCACGCACTGGTCTCTCCCTGCTGCTTAAGGTTATGGCATCGCAGGGACTGATTAAGCGCCATGAACTTGGTCCCCGCTGGGTGGAGTACACCCGCCTGATGCCCCTCCGCAAGCGGGAGCGGGTAGCACGGATGCTGTGGGGTTGACAGCAGCGTTAGTGCGTGATAGGCAGTGCCCCCGCCGTCGGGGGTGCCGCCGCCCCCCGTATATAAAACCACTGGGTCCCTGTAAGCTATAAAGTCTTGCTTTTGCCAGAGAGATATCTCTATATAAAAAAAATTTCCGGATAGAAAAATTCAATGCATAAGGTTGAGTTTAGTGATTGTCTTATTCATACTAAAGTAAGGGGGCACTTAGAGATAAGGGATAAGATACTTGAGCAGATTGCTGAAGTAGAGGAAGAATCATTATGTGTAGAGGATGGATATTATAGTGATAGTATTGCAAAGTATGATTGGTATAATGCGAAGGATTTCAATCGTCCGTGGGTAAGAACATTTGATAGGTATTATAAGGAGACGATAGGGGAGGCGATTGATAGTTTGGCATATACTGCAGCAGATATGAAATCAATATGGTTTCAGCAGTATTTGGAGAATGGAGGGCACGGTTGGCATATACATGGACAACATTATACTGGGGTATATTACTTGGAGTATAGTGATGGATGTGGTAAGACAGAGATATGTTCACCGTATAATTTGAAGAAGATGCAGATAGATGTGAAGGAAGGGGATATGATTATATTTCCTGCACATTGGATTCATAGAGGTATGGCGAATGGAAAGAAGAGAAAGACGATTATATCGTTTAACTTTGACATCATTGCAGATAGGTTAAACTTAATGAAATTATAGATAAAACAAAATTGAAAAACGGTATATCTTGTATGCAAAAAAATCCCGGAGAAAATTTAACCACTATAGAGGTTGATCCTGTAACTGGTGAATATGTTGTTAAAGTACCTGAGTGGATTATATCTGAGTTCGGGTGGTTTGAGGGTACAGAGATTAATATGGAAGTAGATAAAGATAGTATCGTAATAACCGAATTATAGTATTGACTATCACTTAAGTTCCTAGTATAATTACTATTGAATCGATTCACATTTCAAACTTGACCTAATTATGGCAAAAGGATTTACAGTAAAAGCAAAAGCACCCGCTAAGCCAAAAGCAGCAGAGCAAGAGTGGGATTATGATAAAGCAAGAGAGATGCTTAAAGGTAAGACAGTAGTCTTCTGTCTACCTGGTCGTGGAGTATCATATGTTTATTTGAAGAACTTTGTACAACTGTGTTTTGACCTTGTACAATGTGGTGCTAGCATTCAGATTAGTCAAGACTATAGTTCAATGGTGAACTTTGCACGTTGTAAGTGTCTTGGTGCAAATGTATTGCGTGGACCTCAGCAGAAACCTTGGGATGGTAAGTTGAAGTATGACTACCAACTTTGGATTGATAGTGACATTGTGTTTAACACTGAGAAGTTCTTTCAATTGGTTCTGATGGATAAGGACATTGCTGCTGGTTGGTATATGACTGAAGATGGTCAAACTACTTCCGTTGCACATTGGTTGGAAGAAGATGACTTCCGTAGTAATGGTGGTGTAATGAACCACGAAACTGGAGAGACCATTTCTAAGCGTCGTAAACCATTCACTGTTGATTACACTGGATTTGGTTGGTTGTTGATTAAGAACGGTGTCTTTGAACACGAAGGTATGCCTTATCCCTGGTTTGCACCGAAGATGCAAGTCTTTGAATCTGGTGAAGTACAAGATATGTGTGGAGAAGATGTATCATTCTGTCTCGATGCAAAAGAAGCAGGATTTGAGATTTGGTGTGATCCTCGCGTTCGCGTTGGACACGAAAAGTCTCGCGTGATCTGATACTATGGAGGAGAAATATACAATTCTCCATAAGGAGAAAGTACTTTATAAGGGCTTGACCAAAGATGAGTACTTTGATATTATGGAGGACCTTTCAATTGAGTTCTATCAGAAAGGTTCTCCACGTCCTCAAGACCTTGAGACAAAAATTACTAAGTTCTAGGAGTTATTATTATGGCAATGCGTTCAAAGATTGGTGCTCTCGGTAAGGACGGGTTTATGCCCGGAAAACCAAAGAAGACTCGTCAAGGGTCCGGAAAAAACACGAAGTATGCCGCTTCTTCTCGCAATGGTGCTAAGAAAGCATATCGTGGACAAGGACGGTGATTAAATAGACCAGTTATATCGTTTTGAATGGCTTGTCTTATTACTAATCTTCCATCACAGGAAGTATGGGTACGTAAAGAATATTTGACCGACCATCAAAGTGGACACGGTGAATTTGTAAAGGGCGTTTGGGTATCGGCTAAGTCCATACCTGGACGCACTTTTTATTTTGAAACTTACTTACCAGAATATGCGGCAATGTATGATAAATTGCCGATTTCTGCTTTCCTCTCGGAACCAGAAACTCCTGATCCTGATATGGATTTACCTAATTTACAGTTCTGGAACTGTATGGACTATGGTGTCGTTAGTGTAGATAAGAAATTCATTGGTTCAATGGACTTCGAATGCTATACACGCGACTTTGGTATTCAAAAAGGTACTTATGTTTGCACAATCGATAACTATCACCACGATCCAGACTACGTAGACTGGGCAACAAGTGAAAATCCTGCTGAACATAAGTCTCATAACCTTATTGAATTGGATAATGGTCAATATGCACTCTATCCAAACAATAGATTACGTATTTTTGACAATAGTTTGACACCTATGGAACCTAAAATGCCTGATTTTAAGGTTTCAACTCAATATTATCAGGTAGAAAATGGGTTTGAACGACTTGGTATGGGTCGTGAAGACGAATATCACTGGAAAACAGCAAAAGAACGCCAACAGGAGGAAGAAAATGGAACCAACTAGTGACTTTTTGGACAATTTAGCAGCAAAACAACACGAAAAACTGATTCGTGAGGTTGTTGGTGACAATAAAAACACCGATAAAGACGATGAACCTCAAAATTTGACCGAAGAAGCATAAAATAAATACTAATAGGGATAGCAACCCCTCAAAAAGTTCTGTTTTTTACAAAACAGGAGCAAAATGGCAAAGTATCACGTCGATAGAGATACTGAGTACATGTACAGAATGTGGGGAACCACTAGTTTGATAACAGATTATTGGTGTAAACCACGTAAAACCAATGATGACCCCGAAGAATTAACTGAGGAAGAAAGAAAACAATAATTTTCTGATATAAGGTATAAATAAATCTATAGAAAATACACGCTCAATGCCTACTAAGAGGGTTTCTCGCGCTTTTAAGGATATTAGTTTCTCATTTGATCCACATCCAGTGACGAAGGACCTTCCTGTACTCATTAATGAGCGTGCTATCATCAGATCTATTCGTAATTTAGTTGAAACTATCCCAACTGAAAGGTTTTTTAACCCAACGTTGGGTTCCGATGTACGTAAAAGTCTCTTTAATTTTGTTGATGTTGCTACTGCCAGTGTAATTCGCTCTCAGATCTTGAATACAATTGAATTTTATGAACCAAGAGTCGATAATTTACGTGTTCAAGTAGATCCAAGACCTGATGATAATAGTTTTAATGTCATAGTCTTCTTTCACATTGTGGGACAAGACCTTCCAGAAACACAGTTTTCATTCATATTAGAATCGACAAGGTAAAATATGCCTTTTACACAGTTTACCAATCTTGATTTCGATCAAATCAAGACCCAAATCAAAGATTATCTTCGTGCAAACTCAAATTTCACGGATTTTGACTTTGAAGGGTCTAATTTTTCTGTCTTGATTGACACTTTAGCATACAATACGTATATTAATGCGTTTAATGCCAACCTTGTCGTAAATGAATCCTTCCTAGATGCGGCAACAGTACGTGAAAATGTTGTTTCTCTTGCTAGAAACATTGGATATGTACCACGCTCTAAAACCGCTGCTACGGCGAACATAACGTTCTCTGTCCCCACCACTACTACCAGTGGTTTTATCACCCTTACAGCGGGTCTGGTGTGTGTTGGAGCGTTTGATAATACATCTTATCGTTTCTCAATTCCAGAAGATTTAACAGCTCAAGTTGTTAATGGTCAAGCACAATTTGGTACTGCCGATAAACCAGTTAAAATCTATCAAGGTTCGTCACTTTCAAGGCAGTTCTTAGTCAATACATCAACTGATCAAAGATTTATTATTGATAACCCTAATGTTGATTCTTCAACAATTAGAGTGTATGTAAAGGGTATCAACGATAGTGGACTTGGAAGAGAATATCGTAGAGCAGATAATATATTAGAAGTAGACAAAAATTCCGAAATCTATCTCATTCAAGAGATTCAGGATGAAAAATATGAACTCTTGTTCGGTGATGGTTACTTTGGAAGACCTTTAGAGAACAATGCCATCATTACCGTAAGATATATTATTACTGAAGGTAAAGCAGGTAATGGTGCATCAGAGTTTGACTTTCAAGGTAACTTTGTAGATGAAGCAAATAAGAGGGTAATTCCTTCTGATACAATTAGCGTAACCACCACTCAGAGGGCGATGAATGGTGGTGATATTGAGAATGTAGCGTCTATCAAGTATTTCGCCCCTAGACTCTATGCAGCGCAATCTAGGGCGGTTACATCAAGAGATTATGAGGCAATCATTCAATCAATTTACCCAAACACCGAATCTGTAGCAGTTGTTGGTGGTGAAGAATTAAGTCCACCAAAATTTGGTACAGTTCAAATCAGTATCAAACCAAAAAATGGTACATATATCTCAGACTTTGATAAACAAAACATTTTAAGTAAACTGAAGCAATATGCTATTGCAGGTATCAATCAAAATATAATTGACCTTAAAGTTCTTTATGTTGAGATTGATTCTTCAATTTACTTTAATAGCAATCAAATTTCTGATGTTGATGAATTGAGAACCAATGTAATAGATACGTTATCAATTTATTCACAAGATGTTGATATTAATAAGTTTGGTGGAAGATTTAAGTATAGTAAGATGCTTCAACTTATTGATAGAGTTAATTCTTCAATTACCTCTAATATAACAAAGGTAAAAATTAGAAGAGATTTGAGAGCACTTATTAATCAATTTGCACAGTATGAGCTGTGTTTTGGTAATAAGTTTCATGTAAATCCTGCAGGTTTAAATATTAAGAGTACTGGTTTTAAAATATCTGGAGACCCTTCAACAGTATTTCTTACTGATACTCCAAATGACATGAAAACTGGTGTTCTTTCTATTGTAAAACAAACAAGTACTGGAGAAAGAATAGTTGTTAGTAAGGATGCTGGAGTTGTTGATTATGAAAAGGGAGAAATTATTTTAAACACGGTTAACATCGTGGAAACTTCCCTGTCAGACAATATTATTGAGATTCAAGCATTCCCAGAATCGAATGATGTTGTTGGATTGAAAGATTTGTATCTTAGTTTTGATGTTCCCAATAGTAGAATAAATATGATTAAAGATGTTATTGCATCTGGTGAAGATATTTCTGGCGTTTCTTTCACAAGAGATTACTATACTTCAAGTTACTCAAACGGAGCATTAGAGAGGAGATAAAATATGTCCCATTTTGAAAAAAAGTTGCAAATCAATAAGATTATTGAGAGTCAACTTCCAGAATTTTTACTTGCTGATTTTCCTAAAGCGGTAGATTTTTTCAAGCAATATTATATTTCACAAGAAAGTCAAGGTTCTCCTGATGATTTAATTAATAATCTTGACAGATATTTAAAACTAGATAATTTAATTCCTGAAG